TTTGATGTAACAGTATCTTTTCCAAATGAAATAACATTCGTTTTTCCAATTACTCCACCGTTTCTTGAGCCAGATTTATTTCTTGGCATTTGAGTCTCCTATTCGGACACCCAAGCTGTGCCGTTCCAATCGTATTTGGTAGGTGTTTCCGATTCGTCGTTTGATTTTATTGCTTCCCAACCTTTAGTGTTGTCAGCGTTATATTTATCTTCGTTCCAAGATATTATATAAATCCACACAACTGGATCTTGTTGATCATCTATAATTGTTGGATGTGCTATTGGTGGTTTCCAATCATCATTATCATCTAATGACCATGATGCGTAAGGTTGTTGTCCTATAAATTTATTTTTTACAGGATCATAAACCATTCCAATACCTGCGTATTGTTTTCTAAAATTGTTATTGTAAGAAGTTTGTTTCCAAATACCACCTTTGAAAAAATTAACACACCAGTTTTCTCCGTCTACGTGCATATCATTTTCTCCCAATGGTCCTGCTGCTGTTTCTATGTCGTTACCTACAACAACAACTCTTTGTACTATTTGATGTGAATTTGACGTAAATCCTGTTGGATCTGTCATTGCTTTTAATTCTGCGAAATGTGCCATATTCTTACTCCTTAAATATTATATTTATAATTTAATTTTAACTTATAGTCAATGTCCCTGATACAGTAAATGAAGCCACTTTACAGCCTCCTGCTGGACTTGGTAATGTTGCTATACTATTAGTTCCTGGTGCCACAGCTGCACATGTTGATCCAGGGAATCTAACCACTACTATACCAGAGCCACCTGCTCCACCATTATCACTACCTCCGCCAGATCCACCGCCACCACCACCTGTGTTAGCAGTTCCAGCTCCCGCACAACCAGTATTACAGTTTTGACCAGCACCGCCACCACCAGCGCCACCACTTCCTGCATTTCCTGGATTATTAATTACTCCACCTCCACCACCACCTGCATATGTTGTTGGAGTATTTGTAATGTTATTAGGTGCTCCTGCCCCTCCGTCACCACCTGCTGTTGTAGTTCCGTTTGATCCTGAAGCAGTTGCTCCACCACCTCCACCAGCTCCATAACCTGGGCCACCTGTATTATTATTTCCACCTGGATTTCCTTGAGGGAAAGCCATGATACCTGCTCCTGCAGGTGTGTTTCCTGATCCACCAGTTCCTGGATTAGATTGTCCTGATCCTCCACCGCCAGATCCACCGTCAGCACCTGGTCTTGCAGGGGAACTTCCTGGACCTTCTGATCCACCGCCACCCCCACCAGCTGATATGATTCCTATAAAACTAGAATCACTTCCACTAGTTCCTTGACTGTTTGAGCTTGTAGATCCAGTTCCTCCAGCACCAATAGTAACAGTATATTTTCCTACCGCTATTTGTTCTGTTGCCGCTTGTAATGGACTTGGACCAAAAGCAGACGATCTATAACCACCAGCTCCACCACCTCCACCTTGAGCTTTACCACCACCTCCACCACCTGCTACAACTAAATAATCTACACTAACACCACAATTTGTATCTAATAAATCTAAAGTTCCTGAAGCTGTAAAACTAGCTACATAACCTGCGTCTGGCACTAAAGAAACTTCACCTGAACATCCAGGACTAGCTTTTAATAAAACTCCAGAAGGGCCTGGGGCTCTTGCAACTACAATACCTGATCCACCTGCTCCACCTTTATTTTTACAAGTTCCACCACCTGTTACATTTTGTGGTCCTGAACCTCCACCGCCACCACCAGTGTTTGCTGTACCTGCAGTTCCGTTTGATAGTTGTCCACCTGCTCCACCACCACCTGCTCCACCAGGCCCTGGTGTTGAACCATTCCAACCACCACCGCCACCACCGCCAGCGTATGTTGTGTCAATCCCTGTAATTGCATTTGGTGCACCTGCACCTCCTGCTGTTCCATCATTACCACTTGGGTTATTTGTTCCTGCAGCTGTCGCTCCACCACCACCAGAGGATCCTCTGGCTGGAAAAGCTGCCATACTTCCACCTGGATTTCCTTGAGGGGGATCTACGGGTGGTGTGTTTCCTGCTCCAGCAGTGTTAGAACCAGATGCGTTCTCAGCTGAAATACCTCCACCTGATCCTCCTGAAGCTCCATCTTGTCTACTTAGAGCACCTGCTCCACCACCTGCCGATGTTATTGTTGAAAAAGTTGAAGCTGATCCGTCGTTACCTGTTCCAGGAACGGATGAATCATCTAATGCTCCACCAGCACCAACTGTAATTGAATGACTTCCTAATTCAAATTCAAACGCTGTTCCTTGTAAAGGAGAAGGTCCAAAGCCTGATGCCCTATAACCACCAGCTCCACCTCCACCACCAGAGAATGATGATGCACTACCAGGAGTATGTCCTTTTCCTGATCCACCACCACCTACTACTAAATAATCTATATTAACAAATCTACTTGGCCATGTGCCTGCATCTAATTGATCTATTTGTTCATTAAGACTCCAGACTCCTGAAGCCTTATCTAATTCTTTTACGATAACTATTCCTGATCCACCAGCTCCACCTGTTCCTGCGTTATTTGGATTTGAAAATCTACCAGATCCACCACCTCCACCACCTCCAGTGTTTGCAGTTCCTGCACTACCAGGTTGACCAGCAGTTCCATTTGGATTACCACCACCTGCTCCACCACCACCTGTTGCGGATCCACCAGGTTCTTGTGTTGTACCTGCTGCACCGCCACCTCCACCAGCTAAAACTCCACAAACACCAATACCTGTTCCATAATCAGGACTAACATTTAAACCAGCGCCTCCATCTCCAGCAGCACATGGTGCAGCTGATGCAGCTCCACCTGCTCCGCCTGCTCCACCTCCACCACCAGAACCACCTACCCCAGCAGGTGAGGGTCCACCTGCACCACCATCATTTCCTTGAGGAGGACTCACAGGAGGTGTATTTCCTGAACCTCCAGTTAATACACTTGCTTGAGCACCACCTCCAGAACCACCAGCATCAGCAGTTCCACTACAACCTCTTCCTTGACCATAACCTCCACCTGCAGAAGTGTATGTCGTACCACAAACTACTATTGAAGAATCTGCTCCACCAGTTCCATTTTGTCCAGCACTTCCTGGAGCAGCACCTGCAGATCCACCAGCTCCAATCGTAACTGCTCCTAAAGCAGTATTACCTAATGTTTGTATTTCTAAATTTCTTAAACCACCAGCACCACCACCTCCAGCACCACCATTAGAACCACCACCTCCACCACAAGAGGAAGTTCCTCCACCACCTCCACCTCCACCTGCAACGATTAATGTTTTAATTAATCTTGTCCCTGGTTGTGTAGTAACTGCACTTGGTGTGCTTGATGTTCTTGATGTTTGTGTATTTTTACCTTTAGACGTTACGTTTACAGGTCCAATTATTCCGCCATTGCCAGCCATAATTTAAACCTCCTACGCGTCGTCTATAACTTCATATGAAACAAAAAGTGTTAAATCTGAATTTGCGCTTGCTCCACCTTCTAATACATCACCTTCTTCTAGATATATAGGTGTGTCTAATAAAACTAAAACCGCATCAGCTGGAACTGAAACAGTACTAGCTATTTTAAAAAGCGCTCCAGACACAGATGCTCCTGTTGCTGCTGAAGTTCTTGTTGCCTTATCAACTCCCACAGTTACATCAGCTGCATTTGTTCCGTCAATGTTTGCGACTGAAATTCTATTAATTTTTACTAATTTATTTGACTGCACAGTTATTAAAGCTGTGGTAGTAGTTGTATCTAATTGAAAGCCTTGAGACTCTCCTATAATTGATGATACCGATACTATATTTGGTGCTGCCATAATTTACTCCTTTTATCCGAATACGATTGCCATTGCAATAGCTTTTCCTGTTGTAGCAAGACCGACTCCGTTGGCTTGTACTTCACCAGTCCCTTTTGGTATTAAATTTATACTTATATTTGAATCATCTCCAACGGCGGTAATACTAGGATTATTGCCAGTTGCAGCGTTTGTTATGTCAAAGTGATTTACTGCTGAAGAGGTTGTTTGAAACTGTAATTGCTCATTACCGTTTTCATCTCTAATTCCATGGTCATCGTCAAAATCAATCATGAAAGAATTAGTGTCTAAATTACCACCTAATTGTGGTGACGTATCGGATACGACTGATGCTAGTCCTAAAGATATATCTTTTATTACAGGGTTTGTAGTATCAGGGCTTGCAGTTGCAAAAACTAATTTATCACCTTTATCCGATGCACTAAAAGTTACTCCCGAATCTGTTCCTGATACATATTTAAATTGAACAGTGTGTGATCCTGAAGTTGAGTTTCTTAAAAGATAAAGTTGCTCTACATCATTTGGAATTGTTACAATTTGGTTTCCAGAAATAGTTCCTGAAAACTCAATCATTCTTTGTTGAGCTGTTCCAGTTAAAGCACCATCATCAACATCTAAAGCTGTTGTTTGTGCTCCACCTGCAATTGATGTAGTTCCATAACCACCTGTTAATTGAGCTACGAGTTGTAAGTTTGCGTTAGTCTTCGTACCCCATGTACCAGCGTTTTCACCAGTAGCTTGTAATTCTATACCGAGAGCGGTAAATGTTGATGCCATAAAAAATTATCTCCTATGCTGCTACATCATTATAGCTGTTATTTGTTCCTGTTGCAACATTTGAATAAGTTCCATTTGAACCTGTTGGTACATCAGAATAACTGTTATTTTGACCAGTGTCAACATCGCCGTATGCAAAGATATTTACGCTGCCAACACTCAAGGAAGCAGATAAGCCATCAAATCCTACTACAATATCTGGTATGGATATACTCCCTATACTAGCAGAGAAAGATACTCCAGTTAGTCCTAGACCTTCAACAACAGATAGTGATCCAACACTTGCGGTTATGGTTTGAGCCGTGGGTTGTATTAATGCACCTCCTAGACCTATAATAGACCCTTGAGTGAATGTTAAATCAAACCCAGACACTAAAACCGTATCATTTGGTATTGTAACAGAACCTTGAGTAGATGTTATTGTTTGAGCTGTTGGATTAGCTATGAAATTAGTAAATGCATTTACAGTCCCTAGTGTCGATGTCATAGACACACCAGACAACTGTGCTGTTGCATTTGGCACTGTTACACTGCCTTGTGATAAAGTTATATCGAAACCAGTTAGACCAACAGTCATATCAGCAACTGTAGGAACACCTAAAGCTGCTGTTATAGAAAAACTAGGTAAACCAAAAGTTACATCATTTATTGTTAGTGAACCAACTGAAAAAGTTGCAGACAAAGAGGTATCTATAACTACAGGAACAAATGCTTCACCTTGTGAGAATGAAATACTTTGACCAGTTAGACCAACAGTCATGTCAACAACTGTTACAGAACCAACGCTAGCACTAAAAGATAAACCTGTTAAAGAAATAGTTTGATCAGAAAGATCTCCCCAACCACCTTCACCACTCCAAGATTGTGCACCCCAACCTGTTTTTAAAGTTGTGGATTCATTCCAATTAGCTTGGCCCCAGGTAAACCTGCCCCATCCTGAAGTCGTCGACATGGTCGACCTCCTATGCTAATCTGATTATTGCTGCTGTAGCGGTATTATCTGGAAACTCTATTTTAAAAGTTCCATTACTTGCTGTCTTGTCACCACCAAATGCTATGATAGCAACGGCGTCCGTTGTTGACGAACCACCAGCTGTTGTAGTGTTATAAATCATTGCACCATTTGCTGTAAAAGATGCAGATGTATAAGTTACGTCACCAAAATCTGTAAAAGCCGTCGTGCCAGTTAATCCAACTCCTGATCTTGTAAGAGTTGCACCTCCTGCAGTATATGCAGTTCCAGATGTATTTGTGATTTCATTTGAAGTTGAGTAGTCCGTTGTAGTTGCATCTAAAGATGCAGAGCTAGTAAATAAAGCTAATTTAAAAGTATGTCCACCTGATGAACTAAAGTTATGTTTACCTTGTAAAAGTTCTTGTTTAAAACTTGAAGCTATTGCCGATGTAATTGCCATAATTTAATCTCCTATGGGTTTGCTGAGTTTATTGGTATACGAACAGCACCATCTGTATAGTCATCTCTTCGTCTTCTACCAACTTGCTCGTTAGCAAACTTCTGTACTTCTTCTTTATATTTATTTTCGTACAAAGTCAACATGTCTATCGGGCCTTTTAAAAATCCATAAGTTTCTGATAAACAGCAGTATAAAAGACCATTTGGAAAGTTAAGACTAATATAGTTAGTAGTGTTACTAGATTCTAAAGTTGCTGGCATTTTATTAAAATGAATTCTAGCTAAATAATTAGTATTAGGTGTCGGAGCTAAAAATATTCTACCAGATGTAGTATCTGAATCTCCTGTTGCACCTCCAAACGCAGCATAATATTTAGGTTTTCCTTGAGCTGCAGAGGTTCCTGTCACATCTTGATATTCTTGAAGATAGGACATATCTTTTTTCTCTAAAAAAACATTTGATCCTGTTAAAACAGAACTAGAATCATAAACTTGAATTGCTCTTATAAATAAACAACCCGCAGGGGCATTAATAGTTTCTTGTCCTGGAACTAAATTTACAGATTGTTGTTTTCTATCTGCATCAATAGGCACATCTCTCATTATTCTATATTGTGAGTTAAGAATTATGTTTTCTAAAATATCTGTTGTTAAAACATTAGAATCTACTTCCGTATAATTTCTAATTTGTGTGATTAATGTATCGTAACTTATTCCTGCCATTATATTTCTCCTGCTACTTCTTTACAAATTAAGCAGCTTTTTTTGTATCTAATATGTGTTCCACATTTCACTGCTTTACCATCAACATCTGTATATAATGGAATATCTGGTTCTTTTGGATATAACATTTCTTCATGTGGATCCATATCCTCTGAACACTGACATTGTTTAATGCCAATTATTTTACAAAATAAATTTTTAATCCATTTAATCATGGTGTTACTGTTACTGGACCTGCAGATGCAGAACCGCCTCCTCCTGTTTCACTTATACTAGATGTTGTAGCTGTTGCAAAGGTATAATTATCATCATCTACTTTTGTAATTACATAACCTGCAGCTAAATTTATAGTTGCAGCTGCTACCCCACCAACCACCTCTGCATCTCTAAATCTAACTCTATCTGTTGATGATCTACCATGATCTGGTTCGTTAACAGATATTGTTGTTGATCCACTAGTTGTCGTAAAAGGATTTAAGGGTAAAATTTTAGGAACAGATGTTTCTGTTCTATCAGGTCTAACATGACGTAAAGATATAGAATCACCATTCATAGGTTTTGGTTCTAATTGTGGCTGCTTTGGTTCAAACTCCGACACATGAACAAAAGATCCGTTCCATTCTCTAACCATTTCTTTATATGGAAACTCCATACCTGATCTGTCTGATATTGCTCTTGCGTATTTACCTGTTGCGTATTTAGCCATTATGCTCCTGGATAGTATGCTTTTGGTGTTATGTGTGTGCTAGATGCAGAGCCGTCTTCTGATAATGCTCTTTGAAATTCATCCTCATACACTAATTTCATTGGTTGTATTAATTGTGGAGCATACTTTTGTGAAAGATAATACGCTAATCCAGACACCATGCAAGGTATAAATCTGAATGGAATATCAGTTGCATTAGTATAATCTCCTGCATCTTGTATTCTTTTTATAAAATAAAAATGCATATCTTTAGATGCATTTGTAGAATCTGGTGTTGGGTAAATGTGTATTCTAACTTTATCAATAAATCTTTCCACCCAATATTGATTAGGTGTGCCTTTTGATAATTTATTAGAGAAACCTGCGTATGTTGATCTATCAACCTTAGTCATTGGACTATCTGATTGATCTGTGGAAGTTCTATTTGATCTTAACTGTGCTTCAAGAACATCGGATATACCAAATACACTAGCAGGGGCTGTAGTAGTGGCACTTGTGCCATCATCACTAGATCTAAAAAAGTCATAATCTGACTGTCCTTCTATTAAATCTAAGTTAGTTTCTCCTACCTCCCAGTAGTGAATACCTCTATTACCCCACTCTTGAAACATTATATTCAATGTTCTACGAGCATTTTTTAGTTGATATCCAGCTACGTTTTGTAGTCCTAGTCTTTCAAAAGACTCCTCTATTATCTCATCAATAGCAAAAGTTTTATCAAATGTTGTTGTGCCCGAGGTAGTGTTAGCCATTTAACCTCCTATCCATCAAAGAATACTGTAACGCTCGTTACTCCATCCCCTACATTTAAATATGCACCACTATCAAATAAAACACCATCATCTGGTATGTATGGATCAATAAAGTCGTCTTGATTGGGTGTGTCTAGTTCTAATAAAATACTTCCTGAAGTAGAAGTGGTTCTAAATACCATTGATCCTGCAGTTGAAGAACTAACTCCGTGTAAACCTCTAATTCTAGTTCTTCCTGCTGTGACTATGCCTTCTTTAGCAGTTCCTGTAATACCAATAGAAGTATTGGTACTTACAGCTGCATCTGCAGCAACTTGAGTTACAGTTAAAAATTTATTTGTAGAAGTTACAGTGTTACTATTAGGACCACTAAGAGACTCAGTTTGTGCATCTCCATTAAGATCAGTTCCAGTGATTGTCATTGTAACACCAGAAATATTTCCTGTTGAAGTAAAAGTAATAGTCTGAGGTAAATTACCCACTGTTGTGTTAGCTAGTGTAAAATTACCAGCACTACCTAAAGTTTGAGCAGCAGCTATGTGAGTAGTTGATGCACCAATAAGTTTAAAATGTTTTGCCTTTACGTCTGTTGACATTTTTTTCTCCTAAAAGTTTGTGTGGGCCGAAGCCCACACTATTACTTATTACAGTTCAGTATTAGCTGTTCTCTCTTTGGCTACGTTAATGTAATCAAGAGTTAGAACTTTAGCTGCTGCTTCTCCGTTTTTAATTCCAAAAGAAATAGCTACGTCCTCATCATCTGGTGCATTTGTATTTACAACAGTTCCGATTTCTCTATTGTCTTTGTAAACGTGAAACAATCTATCTTTTGTATCATAATAGAAACCAACAGTAATGAAAGTGTCATCAGCCATTGTGGCTGTAGTTAAAGTAGACTCAGTTGAATCTTTTTCTACTACAAACTCTAATGATGTTGAACCATCGGCTTTTCTAAAGAACATACCATCAGTTACAGCCGTAAATGGATCTGTATCTGTGATATGTAATCCAATAGCTATGTCTGATTGAGTTGCATCACTAACTTTAAATCTGCAAGAAAAAAACAAATCTTTAGCTGCTTCAAATTTATAGTTTTCAATAGTTCCGGACGCATGTCCTTTCCATTGTAAAGCATCTAAATCATCGTCTCCTGCTGCGTTAGTTATAACTAGTAAGCCTCCGTCGCCAGTTGCCACAGTTTCTGTAGCTGAACCTGTTCCAGCTTCTGTAGTAGTGATTGTAAAATCAGCTGCTACAAATTTATCGAAGTCATTATGGTACATGTGATACTTAATAGGATCAGGTGTTTTTAGTCTTCCACCAGTTCCTTCTGCTTTCACATTTGTGACTCCTGAAGTAAAGTGTGTTGTCATAATATCAGCGCCTCCTATACGCCAGTTATTTTTTTACGATAACCAATTTATTTAAACGATTTATATAGTAGATTTTAGTAGAGCGCAAGAGGGCCTGTAATGTGGATTGGTTTTTTCCAACGATGTAGCTTTTTATTAAGTAGCTACAGAAACTTCTGGTGCAGAACCTTCAATCTTATTTCGCATGTGCTCTTTTTTAGCCTCTGCGAGTTTTATATGGCTAATTACTTCTCTGACTCTTCTGTCAATCTTAACCATATTGAGAGTATATCTACCCTCTTTAAGATGCTCCTGCTCCCACTCGAGATCCAGACCTCTTTTCTTCGTGTAAAGGTCGTTTAGATGTTGCATCATATTCTCCATCGATAACTTCCTCATAAGTTATTCGTTTTACCCTGGGATCATACATTTCTCCAAGATACTCCCATTTTATATCAGATTTTCCCAATCTGTCAATGATTGCATTCTCTATATCAATAGGTGATTCGATGCAGGTTATTACAAAATCTGCGTGATAGTAGTAAGCTGAAATTTGTACTCTGAAGTTTTTAGGATGCATTTTTCTTTCTAAAAATTAAATGGGGCGGTTTTAAGGCCGCCCCATAAATTAGGTATTACGCACCTTCTACGCCAAAGATACCTCTGAAGTCAGATACTCCAAATGAGTATCTTTCTCTAGCTTTGTATCTTACGTTTCCAGTGTCGAAGTCACCTTCCATTGCAGTTGTCAATGGAGCTCTTGTGAACATTTTCATACCATTTGGTACGTCTGTCAAGATATAGAATGCATCAGAGTCAGTTAAGTAATTGTTAACTCTGTATCCTTGCGGAACCATACCCATAGATACGATTGCATTGATATCATTGTCAGCTGTTCCAGTTCTACCTTGAGACTTCATAAGTCTCTCAGCTGTAAACTGAAGCTCAGAAGGAATGATCATTTTCAATCCTCTTGCTGCAATTCTAAGTCCTCTTTCATCAGTCATTTTCGAGATTTGAATCAACGAATTTTCTAATGAAGTTTCGTTAAGGTCAGCTTGTGTATCCAATGTATTTTTTACATCTGGACCAGTAAGCGTAGTGTGGGCTGTTGAAAACAACGCCACTCCGTCACCAGACTTAAACGTAGCAGTTGAAGGTAAACCATTGATTAAAGGCTCAATAGCTTTTACCTGCTTAGCGTTACTCATAGATCTCGCTAAAGCTTTTGTGTATCTAGCAGAAAGTCTGTCGTAAAGATTATCTTCGATAGCTTCCTCTGTGATAGCAAATGCTAAAGCTACAGTCTCATGAGAGTACCTAGCAGTGTAAGTCTCCTGTGCATCATCAAATGATACTCCAGAACCTTCACCTTTTACTTGTGCGTTTCCGAAACCAGATAACATTACTTCTTCTTCAAAAGCTCTGTCACTGTTTTCGTTAGTATAAATCTCAGCGTGCTGATTTTCATACCTCTTATATTCCAAGCCGAACAGTGCGTTCAAACCTGGCTCTAGTTCTTTAACTAGTTGTGATCTTGATATTGCCATAATTTATGCTCCTATTCTAGCTATTATCTATAAGTGTTAGCCGCAGCATTTATTACAACGATGATGTTTGCACCAGCTGCTGTTAAATCTTCGTTATCTGGATCTTCTGCAGATCTCACGATTCTGAACATTTTAGTTTCAGCTTGTGTGCCTGAATCAAACGTCGCTGTTGATGCTCCGTCTTTTGCGTCACCAGCAGCAAAGTCGTTCATGTTTCCACATAAACCAAAGATTGCTTGTCCTACCGCCGCATCCGCTTTGACCACATACTCTTGGTCTGGATCGTCGTTTACGAAAGCAACTCCGTCTGTACTACCAGTGTTTGGGTTTGTTCCAAATGTAGCGCTTGCTGCTACAGAATTTGCGAACGTTGGTTTGCTTGTAGTTCCATCAATGAAAAATACTCCATTGTGAACACCAACTAACAATGCATCGTTTGCAGTTGTAAAGTCGATACCACCATCGTTACCGTCATCTGTAGTTGAGAAGCCTGAATCTTGGATAAAACCAGTGTCGCCAGCTAACTGGATGGACGCTGGGTTACCCTTGAAGATTCCTACACCTAGACCGCTTTTGATTGCGTACTTTGACTGACCACCGATTGCAGGCGTATTGCCTAATCTCATAGCCATTCTAAGTCCGAATCCACTTGTGCTTCTATTAGCCATAGTTGTTTCTCCTTAATGTACCTGCCCTTGCGGGCCTCCAGTACGAGTTTATTTATCGATGATATTTAAAATTACTTTTTCGTACCACCGAAGGTTACACGGGATTGCCTTTCAACATTGATAGGCATCCTACTATCCTGCTCCTTCATTAGATCGTTTGCTACTGCTTCGCTTCGTTCTTCATGACGTTTAGTCATGTACTCCTGACGTTGCTTCGCGATCTCGACAGGTACCTTCGCAAGAAGAAGGCCGCCAACCCCAATCACTCCCTTGTATTTGCCGTCTTCGACGACTGGATAATCACTGGCATTTTCAACTTCCTCGGCACGAACTAATTCATAACCTTCTCTTAATCTTCCAGTTATGTTTTTCGTATCTTGGTAGCCTACTACCTCTGCTCTTATCCATCTATACCTGAATCCATCAGGTGCAAGAGGTGCATCTAGAGATGATGGTGGAACCCACACTTTAGGTCTTTCAGACTTTGACCGTGTCTGGTTCGCACGAGAAGTTTTGTTTTCTTTTTCCATGTTACGCTCCTTCCGTGTTTTTTAGTTGTTTTGCGTACTCTTCGAGTGGCACTCCTAATTTTTTAGCTATTGCTACCTGTGAAGGAGTGAGCTTCACAGTTTTGCGACCTGGCTTTACGCTTCTTGCAGCAGAAGCCACTGTCTGAACAGGGGCGGTCGATTGCTTTGTATCAGTATTACCAAATTTATGCGGAAAGTCAACTCTCATTCGTTTATCAACTTCTGCATAATACTCGTCAGAGCTAGGATCAAACCCTTCTTTTTCAGTGAGATCCTTATGTATCTCAAATGCAGTGTACGTCATCGCTCTATCTGATCCAAACCAAGCGTTCTTTGCAGCCCATGCTTCAGCTTTAGGATCTGGATTTATTGGATCATCTCTTTGAGGAATGTTAATTTGATCTGCTTGAGATAAGTTTTGCACAGGTTTCTCTGCCTGCACGTTTTCTCTTCCCTCTTTGGCTTGCTCTAGCTTTGCAGTCTCAAAAGCGAGTGTTGCAATTCTTTTGTTTGCCTCAACTTGAGCTTTTGCATCACCTGATTCAATGGCAGCAGCTAATTCTTTCTGCGCTGATTCCATTCCTGAAGTAATGGTTGACTCAAATTTTTTAATGTAATCAGAATCTGTTTTTTCAAATTTAGTTTCTAATTCTTTTTTAGATGCTTCTACACCTCTAGCATAATCAATAGCAGCTTGTTCTCTTCTCTCTGCCTCTCTCATTTTACGAGTTAGTTTCGCAATACGAGCTTGTACGCCTTTGCTGTATTCTTCTAATTTACTATCGTCTTCTTTTGTTTCTTGTTGTACTGTTTCTTGTTCCGTTGTTTCTTCTTTTGGCGTTTCGGTTTCTACAACCGACTCGTCTTTTGTTTCTTCAATATCTATTACGGCATCAGGTCCTGATGTGTCGATAGGTACTGTCTTATTTTCTTCTTCTGGCATAGTTATCCTCCTATGTTAAAACTCATGCAAGATGTCCTCTGGACTATCAATTGTTGCTAACACTTCATCGTCGTTTAGCAGACGCATCTCCCCACCCTCTATTTTGATTCGGCTACCTGCATATCTTGCAAACATAACCCAATCTTTCTCTTTGCACCATGGACCATCAGGATATCTCTCTTTATCCTTATAACAATCTGGGCCCATAGCCATAACTAAACCTACTTGTGAAGCAACTTGTTGCCTCTCTAAAGTATCTTCAGCTAATATTACACCACCTTTAGTTTTCTCTTTCATCTTAAAAGGTAAAACTAAAAGTCTCCAACCCGTAGGTCTTGGTAATTTTGGTTCTTCTTTTTTTGAGGGTTTTACACCAACAAGTTTATTGTTTGGTGTTAATATCGATGACTGTTCCTTTTCCATTTTGCTCCTTATCTTCTAGCAGGTTAGAGAGTTCCTGTTTCGTGGCTTCTAAGCCGTTTATTTGTCCT